CGTTGTTTATTTTCTGCGAGAACCAAAATAAAATAGGAAATACCAATGCCGTCAATGACTTAGACACTTGAGCACATTAGGTGTGGTACTATAGGGTCTATCTATAGACAGATAACATTTCTTTATAGGAAACAAGAATGAAGACAGTAAGCACCGATGAACTTGCTGAATTGATGGGCACTCATCCCTGGCAAGTACGGGACTGGATGAAAGCAGGTTGTCCTGTCCATAAAAGGGGCACTGGTGGTAGGGGTAAGGATGGGGCGAATCAATTCGTGCTGAAGGACGTTGTGGGCTGGCTTAAGGATCGAGCACTGAAAGCAGCCCTGAAGTCCTCCGACCACGAAATCGTCTCCTCCGAAGAAGCCAAGAGACGCAAACTGGCAGCAGAAGCCGCACTCCAGGAGATTGAGCTGGCTAAGGCCAAGGAACTGGTCATTGACGTGCAGGCGGTCGAGCAAGACCTGTCGAACCGATTTGCTGAACTTCGCTCCAACATACGCAAAATCCCCGAGCGAGTTGCAATCAGGCTCGTTGCAGAGAATGATGAAACCGAAATCAAGAAGGTTTTGCTTGAAGAAATAGATGCTGTGCTAGAGGTACTAACAAGTCATGCCGCATTCAAAGAAGAAAGAGATATTAGCCAAGGATTATTCTAATCCAGAGGGGTTTGAGAGGGCTTGGGAAAGGGCAATCAAATATCTCAAGCCACCACCTGACTATACCCCGGCTGAATGGGCAGAAGCGCATGTCCGTATACCCCTGGGAAATGCTATCCCTGGCCCGTTGAGATTTGATAATGCGCCCTATCAGATAGAGCCGCTGAATTGTATGGCTGATTCATCAGTCCAGAAAGTAACGCTAATGTGGGGCGCACAATTAGGCAAGACCTTGATGATTAACTGTGCCATCGGATATTACATTGCACATAATCCTCAATCACAGATGATGATGCAACCTTCTCAGGGTGACCTTCATACTTGGCTGGAAACGAAACTCAACCCGATGGTTGATACAACTCCGGCATTGAAGAATGCCATAGCCAAGCCTCGCGGTCGGGAGGGAGTCAACAACCAGTCCATGAAGTCTTACCCTGGTGGCTTCCTCATGTTCGCGTGGTCTGGCTCGCCTAAGACCATGCGTGGTCGATCTGCACCGATCATCCTGACCGACGAGGTGGATGGCTACGACCGGACTACTGAGGGTCACCCGGTCAACCTGCTGTGGCAACGTGCAGCCACCTTTGGAGATCAAAGAAAGCTACTGATTACGTCTACACCGACGATCAAGAATGCGTCGTTTGTCGAAGATTCCTATGAATCCGGGGATCAAAGGAAGTTCATGCTGCCTTGCATTCATTGCAAGACACCTATTGAACTAAAGTGGTCACAAGTGATCTGGGACAAAGATGAGAAGGGAAGCCACTATCCAGAAACAGCTTACTATTCGTGCCAAGAGTGCGGCGGTGTTATCACTGATGCGGACAAGAGAAGGATGCTAAAGGACGGTCAATGGGTAGCACAGAAGCCATTCCGGGGTCATGCTTCGTTCCACTTGTCTGAGATGTATTCGGCATTCAGAAAATGGTCGGACATTGCTTCCTCATTCCTTGAGAAAAAAGCCACGAATGACATTCAGACCTTTGTCAACGTATCCCTGGCCGAAACATACGAAGAGGACGGCGAGAAGATTGACGAAGAGAGTCTGGAGTCCCGCATCGAGGATTGGGGCGGGCTAGTGCCAGAAGAGGTCATTTTCATGACCGCAGGTGTAGACGTGCAGGACAACCGTCTGGAAATCTCTATAATCGGCTGGGGAAGGGACGATGAGAGCTATGTGATCGCCCATGAGGTGCTATATGGTGATCCGTCTACGCCTCAACTATGGACCAACCTGTCCTCAGTGCTATTCTCGACCTACAAGACGACTGATGGTAGGGAAATTCCCATACGGGCCACAGCCATTGACTCGGGTGGTCACTTCACCAACAGCGTCTACAAGTATGCCAAGTCGAACTATGGTCGCAGGGTATTTGCCATCAAGGGGCAGGGTGGTGATGGAAAGGCATTGACAGGCAAGCCGTCGAAGAACAACACCGTCCGGTGCCACCTGTTCCCGGTAGGGGTGGATACGGCCAAAGACCTTGTGTTCAAAAGGCTCAAGATCGAGGAACCCGGCCCTGGTTACGTCCACTTCTCGGCTGAGTTGCCCAGCGACTATTTCCTCCAACTGACAGCCGAGCAGGCTGTGACGCGCTTCCACAAGGGCTTCAGGAGACGCGAATACGTCAAAATCCGGGCCAGGAACGAGGCTCTGGATTGCATGGTTTATTCAATCGCTGCATACTCCATCCTCAACATCAATGTCAATGCTTTGGCTGACCGGAAAGAACCCGCACCACCCCCGCCGAAGGAGGAAGTGCCAGTGAAAAAGCGACGGTTTGTGCCTAAAATGGGTTCCAACTTCATCAACGGGTGGCGCTAATGGCAAACCTCTTTGACCCCAACGAAGCCCCCGAAGGCGAACCGACAACCGTAGTCCCTGGTGACTTCATCCAGTGGAAGCGGTCTGATCTGGTTGGCGACTATCCAACAGATGAATATACGGCACTTTATGTAGCCCGTATTACGGGTGGTGGTGCCAGTGAAATTCAGTTGGCACAATCTGCCTCAACTACCAGTGATTATTATCTGTTCACAGTAGATTCTACGACTTCTGAGACATTTGAACCCGGAGAATATCACTGGCAGCTTGAAATCACTCAAATATCTTCTGGCAACAGGATTGTCGTTGACTATGGAGACTTTGAGGCACTTCAAGACCTAGATGTCAACCAGTCTGACCCGAGAACTCATGCTCGGATTATGCTGGACAAGATCGAAAGCCTGCTTGAAGGGAAAGCAGACTCTGATGTATCTACTTATCAGATCAATGGACGCTCTTTAACCAAGATGTCTTTTGCTCAGTTAGTAGATGCGCGTGATTATTACCGCAGAGAAGTCGCAAAGCAGCACACGGATTCTTTGATTAGGCGCGGGAAAGGCAATGGTTCGACTATTAAGGTGCGATTCTGATGGCAATTATTGACCTTTTTAAGCCTAAAAAGCCTCAAAAAAGAGCAAAACGGTCCTATTCTGCTGCTACGGCAGGCAGGCTATACAATGACTTTGAGGCATCGTTGCGGTCGCCAGACAGCGAAATTCGGCCCGTTTTGTCGAAAATGCGGGCAAGATCGCGTGATTTGGCACGAAATAACGAGTATGTCCGCAAGTATCTGGACCTGTTGAAGTCCAACGTGGTCGGTTCTGGCTTCAATCTTCAGGTCAAGGCTGTCGATACTGTAGGTCGGCTTGATATGAGCGGGAATCAGGCTATTGAAGCTGGTTTCAAGGTTTGGGGTCGGCTTGGAATGCCCACTGTGGACGGAAAGATGTCCTGGGCAGATGTGCAAAAGTTCGTCATCGAGAATTTGGCCAGAGATGGTGAGGTCATTGCCATCAAGCACCGAGGAGCACGCTTCAAAGACGGCTATGCCATCGAGTTCCTTGAGCCTGACCAGTTGGACGAGGAGAAGAACGAAAAGCTCAGTGGTGGTCGAGAGATCCGCATGGGTGTCGAGCTTGACCAGTTCAAGAAGCCTGTGGCCTACCACTTCTTGACCTACCACCCTGGCGACTATGACTACACCACGAAGACCGTCACACCGAAGCACACCCGACTGACGGCAGATCGAGTTATTCACATCTTCAAGCCTCTCAGGGCTGGCCAAACTCGCGGTGAGCCGTGGATGGTGGCTGCGATCCCTAGCCTAAAGCAGCTTGGGGCGCTCAGAGAGGCAGCCATCATCAATGCCCGCATCGGTGCATCCAAAATGGGATTCTTCGTCTCAGCGGGCGGCGACGGCTTTGTGGCTGATGATCTGGACGATAGCGTGCCCATCATGACGGCAGAGCCGGGCACTTTTCACCAACTGCCTCAAGGGGTGGACTTCAAGAGCTTCGAACCGCAGTACCCGAGCACCGAATTTGACTCGTTTCACACTGCTATACTGCGTGGCATCGCATCGGCCCTAAGTGTTTCGTATGCCTCGCTGTCGAATGACCTTGAGAGAACTTCGTATTCCAGTGTGCGGCAGGGTGCGCTGGAGGAGAGGGAAGCGTACCGAGAGATGCAGACGTTCCTGATTGACCACTTTGTCCGACCTGTCTATGAGGGTTGGCTTGAGTCCGCCATGGAGATGGGTTCAATCGGTCTGCCAATCCGGCAGTTCGAACGCTTTTCGGCGGCATCCCACTGGCAAGGTCGGGGCTGGTCCTGGGTCGATCCACTCAAGGAATCGTCAGCAATCATTAACGCTTTGGAAGCCGGAATTATCAGCCTTCAGGATGCAGCGACTCACTATGGCAAAGATGCAGAGGATCTATTGAGCCAGTTGGCGAAGGATAAAGACTTGGCTGCTCAGTTCGGCATCTCTTATGCCTATGAGCCATTCGGTGCTCAGAAATTCCCGGTCACAGCAGAGGGGCAAGAAGACGATGGACCTGAAACCAACGGAAGCGATGGCCCGAGAGGCACAGCGCGGGCTTGACTGGCGAGAAGAATATGGCCGAGGTGGTACTGAAGTGGGTGTCGCTCGGGCCAGGGACATCAGCAATCGAAAGAATCTCTCAGAGGAGACTGTCGGTCGCATGGTCAGTTACTTTGCTCGACATGAAGTGGACAAGAAAGGAAAAGGCTGGTCGAAAGGCGAAGAAGGTTACCCTTCTGCTGGTCGGATAGCCTGGGCTTTGTGGGGCGGTGACCCTGGTCGATCATGGGCGAATGCTAAGAAGAAACAGATCGACGGAGAGCGCCCCTACCCCAACGAACACGCAGCCCGACTTCGTGACCCTGGTCAATATGACGACTTTCGGCGCGTCAACGATGAATTTGGTGAAGGCATTGACGCTATTTATGGACTCAAGGATGATAGTGCGGAACTGCAAGCGATTCGGTTTGACAAGACCAAGTTCAGTGCAACAGAGGCACGCAAATGGCTGTCAGACAATGACTATGATCCCATCGAGTTTGAGGCGGCTATGGAAGAGAAAAATGAAAATGCAGTGCAACATAGATCCATGTCTATGGAACTGGAGCCTGTGGATGCCGAATCTCGCCGTGTTCGCATGGCTATTTCGTCAGAAGAGCCGGTGGAACGCTACTTCGGAAAGGAAGTCCTGAAGCATTCTGAAGATGCGGTGAACTTAGATTTCCTGAAGAGCGGTCGAGCACCGTTGCTTCTAGACCATGACCCTGAGAAGCAGATCGG